GCCGACTTCTTCGCGGCGGACGCCGCGGTGGCCGCCTGCTTCTCCAGCCCGGCGAGCTGCTTTTCCAGCACCGCCGCCTCGTGCGCGTCCTTGTGCGCCTGGGCGAGGAGCCGGGCCTTCTCGGCGGCGTGCGCGGCGGACATGACGTGGGCCGGGGCCGCCTTCGCGGCGGGGGCCTTGGCCTGGGCTTTCGCGCCGGGCTTGGTCCCGCCCTTGGCCGCGCTGCTGCCGCCGCCGGAGGTGCCGAACTGGCCGCCGGTCGCCGACCCGGCCGGGACGTGCGTCATGTTGAACCGCTGCGTCCACGTGTCAGGCATGACCGTTCGCCCCCTCGAGCGCCCGCCGCGCCGACGACGGCCGCGGGCTCGGCCTGGACCCGTCGCCGCCCGGCCCGGCACCCGGCGACGCCGGGCCCACGCCAAGCCGCGGCATCGTCGGCGGCAGCGGCGAAGCGGTCGCGCCCGGCTGGCCGGGCTGCGGCAGGAGGTGCTGGACCGGCTGCGAGCTCGCCGGCGTGCCGACCCCGCCCGCCTTCAGCTGGGACAGGTCCATCGCGTCCACCGCCGCGATAGCCGACTCGTGCATGTAACCCGCCTGCACCAGCGCCAGCAGGGCCTGCGCGCGGACGAGGGCCGCCTGGCCGCGTTCCATCTCGCCGTCCTGCAGCGCCGCGATGTCGCTGGTGTCATACCAGAGGCGGTTGCCGGCGGGCACGTCCGCGATCGGGCTGAGCGCGCCGCACGCGCTGCGCCAGTGCGGGCGCCCCCACAGGTTCGCAAACTTGGTCATGCTTTCCTGGTAGCCGCGGCCGGCCCCGCGCAGGGGCTCGAGGCCGACCAGGACGCCGGGGACCTCGCACGCCGCCAGGATCCGCTCCGTGCCCACCGCCGACACGCCGCTGAAATCCATCTGCGACAGCGAGTTGCCGACCAGCGTGATGTCGGCGCCCTGGTCCAGGATGAGGCCCTTGCCCGCGTTGTCCGGGCCGCCGTACCGGGCGTTCATCCGCTCCCGGATCGCGTCGATCGTGGCCGGCTGGAGTTTCTGCGCGTACTTGATGTAGACGTTCGGGCTGGCGTTGTTCTTCAGGTAGGTGATCTTGTACTGGGTCATCCCGTCGTCCCCGGCGACCTCGCGGGCGATCGGGGTCAGCGGGGACATGCCCCGGAAATCGGCCTGCGGGTCAGGAACGGGCGCCCAGGCCACCACCTCATCCGCCGGGACGAAGAACCCCTCGTCCCTGGACATGAGCGACTTGGGAGGCTCGAACCAGTAGCCGGCGCGCTTCCGGTACCAGCCCGGGTGCTTAGGGTCCCCGCTGTCTACGCGGACTACCTCGGAGATGATCGTGGTCCAGTCGGGGCGCAGCCGGACGAGGCGCCCCTCGCCAGGCGGATCCCAGACGTACGCCGTCCCGGAGAGAAAGGCGTCCTGCTCCATCCGCGCGAGGAGGTCACCGGTCGTCGTCTCCGGCCCGAACGGCTCCTCGAGCCTGGCCAGCGACGTGTTCCCGAACAGGTGCTTGTCGTCCTTCGCCTGGTACTGGAACCGCGCTTCCGAGAAGAGCCGCATTCTCACCAGGAGCGCGGCGAAGATGATCGCGTTGCTGGAGTTGGCCTGCTGCGCGTACGCGGCCAGCTGCGGCAGGACCGGCTCACGGTCGGGGGACGCGTAGGAGGTGGTCAGGACGCTGGCACCGCTCGCCATGCCCTCCCAGTAGCCGTCCCGGCGGATCAGGCGGTCGAGCAGCCTCACGACGCCGCCTGCCTGGCGCAGTAAACGGCCGCGCAGATGCACCGGTACGCTTCCCGGAGGTGCCCGGCTGCCTCCGCCTCACGCGCCCGGTCCGCGTAGCGCTCCGACAGCACCTCGAAGCATTCCCGCCGCGTCACGACGCCTGCCGTGCTTTCTCCAGGATCGACGCCAGCGTCGGCACCTCATGCACAGACGGCGCCGCACGGCCGCCGTCGTCACGCAGCAGCGCGTACACGCCCACCGCCACGCTGTCCGCGATGACCGCCAGCCCGAGCGCCCACGTCGCGATGAGAGCCGCGCCGCCCAGGATCCCGGCGAGGGACAGCAGCAGCAGGCAGGCGGACAGGCGCACGGGACCTCCTAAGCTGCGGGTATGGCGGACATCGCGGCGCAAGCGCTCCATGTGCAGATCACGGCGCTCATAGAGAGCTGGCAGCAGCAAAAGGCCGAGCGAAACGACTTGGCGGACGGCATGTTCACGGACGGCAACAGGAGCTACCAGCAGGGATATGCGGACGCGCTGGACAGTTGCGTGCAAGCACTCAAGATGCTGAACGCCTAGACCTGCCAGACGCCCGGGGTGGCCAGCTCCTCCCACCGGCAGAACGCCCAGCAGGCCAGCGTCGCCGCCACCAGCGGCCCCTGATCAACCGCCACCTTCGGATCCCACGCCTGCGCGCCCGCCAGCGGTCTTTGCTGCGCGGCCCGGACAGCGGCGGTGAGCGGCGGCTGGTCCAGGTGCTCCAGTCCGCCGTCGTCAACAAGGTCCAGGAACTCGCCATGCGCTACGGCGACCTCCTGTGCCGTCACCTCGCGCACCAGGATCCCGGCGTCGGCCAGGGGCTTCACCAGTGTCCCCGAATGCGACTTCGGGTTGATGACCACGGCCACCGGGTCATGCTTCTCGTACAGGACGGCCATCCGGGCCGCCAGCAGCCCCGGCGGGCCGTAGAACGGCGCCAGGTCAACCAGGATCTTCCCCGACCCGGACCGGCCGGCCGCAACGATCGAGCCGTGCTTCCGTGCCTTCTTCGGGTGGCAGGTGCAACCGTCGCTGATCGCGGCCCCGAACGCGACCTCGCCGCTCACAGCGCCCCCTGCCGCACGGCGGCCGCGCCCCACGTGTCCTCGCCGATGACCTCCCACGCGCCGTCCGGGTCATCCCACACGCCGAGCGCCTCGCGCATGAAATCCTCCGGGCTCAGCAGCTTGCGCATCCGCAGGATCGCCTTCGCCGGGGTCCGGCGGGGGTAGGACGGGTTTGCTTTCCGCCACGCCGCCCGGTCATCCGGTCCGCAGCCCGGCGGCGCCGACAGCTCCACGTACAGAACGCCGGTGCTCTCGCCGGCCAGCGCATCAGCCCGCAGCCGGGTTACGACCTCGGACGGGTCTGACGGCTTCGGCGGCGTGCACATCAGGATGATCTGCGGGTTAACCGCCTGGTTCATCGTCGGGACCAGGTCCGACAGCGCTATCTCCGTCAGGATCTGACCCTCGTCAAGTACCAGCCGCCGCACCTTCGTGAACCCGCGGACCGAGCCCCGCTCCCGGGCCGCGAACACGATCCGCGAGCCGTTGCGGAACGGGATGCACTCATTGCCCGCGCCCGTGGTGATGTCGTCGTAGTCGATATGCGGGACCAGCAGCGGCGACTTCGCCCACGCCCGCATCTCATTGAACGACTCCCGGGCCACCTTGAACCGGTGCGCCGTCCACACCGTCACCGTGCCCGGGTTGATGATCGAGTCGGCGAACACCACGCCGCCGACATCGAACGTCTTGCCCACCTGCCGCGGGATCGACAGCAGCGCCGTGTCCGCCGCGTACAGGCCATCGCGCGACTTCGACAGCAGGCACCGGTTCAGGTCACGCTGCCACGGATCGAAGATGATCCCGATCCGCTCGCACACCCGCCGCGTGCTCGGGAAGCTGTCGCTGGCTATGCCCCTGGGCAGGACGAGATGCGCGGCCTCAGGGAGCAGCCCAGCGCTGGTCCGGGGTTGCTGCCGCCTCGCCAATGCCGTCCGCCTTCTCCGCCGCGTCCAGCAGCTCCAGCTCCCGGGCGATGTCCAGCAGCCGCAGCGACAGGGCCGCCAGATCCCGCGCGGGCGTATTCGGGTTGTCTATGCCCGTCGCGATCCGGGCCCGCAGGGCGGTCAGCAGCTCGCGGCGGCTGCCGCCCTCCGCCGCGGACTGCACCGTCACCGGTTTGCGGCGCCGCGCCGGTGGGCCGTCCTTCACTACCGTCAGTGACGACACCGGGCACCTCGGGATGTTGGGGGAACGTCGTGTGTAGAAACCATGGCTGCGGCAGTGATGGCAGGCTACGCAATGTAATCGCGATCCATCCCTGTGTAATCATTGCAGGTCAACCACCCTGGATGGTCGGTCAGGTCAACCACCCTGGATGGTCGGAGTTCCTAGGGTGGTCACTGATGACCGGTCAGGCGGATGGTCACTGATGACCGTGGTCACTGCGCGTGGGGGGCAGGTGGTCGCGGGTTGCGTGGTGGAGTGGTCGCAGGGTGGTCAGGCAGGGTGGTCGATGAGCAGCCGGTCACTCGTCTGTGCACGGTGTCCATCCGTTCGCCTGCCTATGCAACCGTCGTATGCAAGTGCAGCCGTCATGTGCACCGTCACCACTGCCGCGCCTGCCGCCAGTCCCGGTAGCCCACGACGGCTGCCATCTGCGCGTCGGCGTCTTCCTTGGACAGGCCATTGCGGAGCCGCAGGTTGTTCGCTGCGATCCTCGCCAGCTGACACTCCCTAGCAGGGCACACCTCGCGCTGCTGGCGCCTGCTGGCGTTCGCCGCGCCGAGTTCGCCGCAGTACCGGCAGGTGTAGTACGTGATCACCGTGACTGGCCAGCCGTTCTTAGGCTCACGCTCGCCAGAGGCCACAGGACCGAGGCGGCGCGGTGGCTTGGGTCGCTGCGCCTTGGGTACCCAGCCCTTCGCCATCTTGTTGCGGCGCGCTATCACCACGCCGCAAGCGCGGCTGCATGAGCGCTGCTCGCTGTAGTGCGGATGGTAGTGGGCACCGCATATCTCGCATGGCCTAGCTGAGTACCAGTACCGCTTTCCGCACGTCCTGCATATGGTGTCGCGTCCTGCGGTGGTGCCGGCCGCGGTGCCCTGCGGCCGGATCTGGTTGCTCAGCCGCGCCCCTGCGGACCGGTTGCAGCTTGCATGAGCCAGGACAGCCGGGCCGTTCGCGCCGCCTAGCGCGCGGTCCACGATGTGGTCGCGGTCTAGGTCCTGCCACTTGTACATGGGCTGGCCGCAGCGCCAGCATGGGTCGCCGTCACGGTGCAGGGCTTTAAGCCGCTTCTTGTCGGCCTGATGGTCGCCGCCGAGGCCGCGTTGTGCGGTGGTTCCCCGGTAGCGTGCCATGGTTCCAGTCTATGCGGTGTTTGCGCAGGTCAACGGGTGCGCCACGCCCATGGTCACCTGGTGATGGTGCGGCCGGGGTGGTCCTGCGCCTCAGCCATGGCGTCGCGGATCCGGTCCTCATCGGACGATTGCTGCCACTGGTCGAACTCCTGCTGCAGCCCGGCCATCTTGGCGTCCCATTCGGGCGTGTGGACGATGCCGCGCGTGACTTCGGCGTTATAGACGGCGAGCGTCTCAAACTTGCTCAGCATGGTTCAGGCCGCCCTGCCGCGGAACAGGCCGACGAGGCAGTACAGCGCGATGATGCCGGCCTCTGCGACCAGGATCCGCGCCTGCGTGCTCGTCATGGCTGAGCCTCCTTGCTGCGCATTTCCCTGTACTCGCGGGCCAGTGCCGCGCTCACGTCCGGGTAGTGCTCGGCGAGCCAGCGGCGGCACATGGCCAGGCGTGCGGTTTCGTCCGGGCTGGGCGCGTCTTCGGCTTCCAGGCCGGCGATCTGCCTGATGACGGTGACGAGGTAGGGCTCAGCCAT